CGCTGCCGCGCCCCCGCGGGGGGGCGGGCACCCTGGCTGGATCGATCGAGGAGGATCACGCCGCAAGGGGCGTGCGGAGGGATCAGAAGGTCGAGGAGACGCTCGGGAGCCCGCTGACGGTCACGACACCGTAGTACTCCGGGCGGAGCAGCTTGGTGGCGAAACGCGACGCGAAGCCCTTCTTGAACGTGAACGTGTGCGGATCCTGCCAGGTCGGGGTGACCTGCAGCGGGATGTACGGCGCGAACACGTAGCCCGCGTCGAGGAAGTTCGAGCCGCGGAGCCCGACGAGCACCTTGTTGTCGTCCAGGAACGGATCCTGGTAGACGGTGAACTTCCGCATCATGGTGCCGACCATCTGGATGCCGTAGTCGCTCGTGAGCGGGCCGTAGCTCGGCGGCACGATCTGGCTGGCGCCGTTATCGAAGTCGTGGTGCGACGTGAGCTGGCCGAGCAGCGACACGACGGCCGGACTGGCGACGATGAAGTTCGCGGGGGCGCGCAGCGTGGTCTTGTGGATCTTCGCGGCCACCGCGTCGATCTGGGTCAGCAGGGCGCGGATGCTCTCGATCTCCCCCGGCACCGTCGGGCTGTAGCTGTAGGTCGCCTGGTGGGCGGCGCCAGCCACGAGGTCCGTGATGACCTTGCGGTCGATTTCCAGCGCGATCTCGTTGGAGAGGCCGGCGACCAGCTCGGCCTCCATGTTGAGGCCGTGAAGGGCCCGCAGGTCGTCCATGGCTTCCTGCGACCACGAGGCGCGCAGCTTGTAGGGCTCGGCCGTCACGGTCGACATGGCCATGTCCATGCTGATGCCCGGCACCGCGGCGCCGGAGGTCGTGTTCACGAGTTCCCAGTTCACGTAGTACTGGACGTACACAACGTGATTCGCACTGAAGTTACAGGGCGCGCCCGCAGCGGTCTGGGGCGTCAAGGCCCAGGCGCCCGTGCTGGTTGTGAACGTCCCCACGGCGTGACCGTGGTTGTCCGTGAGGGTGGTGCTACCACCCGTCGGATCGAGCGTGGCGACCTTGTTCTCGGAACCCGCCTCGACCGTGCGGTAGTAGAGCTTCACCGAGAAGGTGCGCTGGCCGCTGGTGCCCGGCGTGCGGATCGGCTTCCAGGCCGGGATGCGGCAGTTGCCCGCGCCCTGGTTCAGGGTGCCGGTGGCCGCGCCGGTATCCGTGCAGAGCACGTCGTAGTCCACGAACTCGGAGGCGTAGTTCTTCGCGAAGTTGCGGATGAGGGCGTCGCCCGCGCTCAGCTCGCCGTCGTAGCCCTGGCTGTAGGGGTAGTCCGTGATGCCGTTGGCCGGGATCTTCGCGCCCTTGCGGCCCTCGTACTTGTAGTCCCAGGTGAAGACCGCGCCGACCGGGGCCGACAGCGGCTGGACCGACGTGATCTGGTTGGCGATCAGGTTGGGGAATACCCGGCGCAGAACCGGGAAGATGTACTTGGTGAACGAGCCGACGTTCGTGCTCAGCGCATCCTCGCTGAGGTTCTTCATGTACGTGGCCTGGTTCTCCAGGAGGATGGCGGCGACGCCCTTGGTGTAGGGGTTGCGCACGCCGTCGGTGCCCTCCAGCAACTGGCCCCACTTGCGGCTGAGCTGGGAGACGTAGGACTTGTCAGAGATGGTCTTGCCACCATTCTCGGTCAGGATGTTGCGAGCTTCCATGGATCAGTTCCTCTCGTTGCGATCAAGGTCGTTGTTGCGATGCCACCCCCCCGTGCCCGCCCTCATGACAGGCCGGAAAGTTGCCGCATCGTTGCGGGGTCCAGGCCGAAGTCGGCCAAGTCGCCCGCGCCCGCCGTGCCTGCCCCGCGTGGGGCCACGGTCTCCTCCTCCAGCGTCGCCGGACGCCCCTGACCACGCGTCAACTGCGCGCGCATGCGCTCCAGCTGCCCGTCGCCCATCGTCGTCCGTCCCCGCTGCCGCACCAGCCGATCGACCTCATCTATGCTCGCAACGCCCTCTAGCAACCCCATCAACTCGCGCCCGTTCGTCAACCCTGCGACGCTCTCGGCCTTGTACGCCGCGAGGTCCGCCGCGGCCCGCGCCTCGGCTAGATCCCGCTGTAGCGTGGCGACGCGCTGCTCGGATCCCCGTGCGCGCGCCTCCAGGCCCTCGCCGCCTTCAACAGCCAGCTTCAACTGCATCTGCTTCTCGGCCAGTCTCTCGTGCAATTCCTGCGCCTCCGCGAGGAGCCGCTTGCGCTCGCCCTCCCACCGCCGCGTGGCCTCGGCCAGCGGGTTGGGGGCAAGGGGGAGCTTCTCTAGCTGCCGCAGCACGCCGCGCACGCGCGTGCGCACCTCGGCCTCGTCTTCTAACAGCCCGGCATCGGCCAGCAGCTCGCGCGCCATCGCCGCGTGCGGGTGCGTCCCCACGAGGCGCTCCGCGAGCAGCTGGAAGCCCGCCTCGCGGGCCACCCCGCGATAGGCCTCCGCCTGCTCACGCAAGCCCGCGATCTCCGTGCGCTGCGCCTGCAGGGCCGCCGCCACGTGGTCCTCGGGGACCGCCGGCAGGTAAGGCCGCAGGAGCTGCGCCACCGTGGCCAGCACCGCGCCCGCGCCGTCCGCCTCAGCCTCCTCCCGCAGCTCCGCACGCACCTCGGCCCGCAGCCCCTGCAGGGCCTCGATGAGCCCGCGCTCGAAGCGCTCACGCTCCTCCTCGCGAGCCGCTGCCACGGCCGCCTCGACGTCCGTGCTCGCCGCCGCCTGGAGCGCCGCCTGCGCCTTCGCCAGGGCGCGCTCCATCAGCCCCTCCTCCAAAGCCGCCAGGGCCTCAGGGATCTGCGCCTGCAGGGCGTCGGTCGCGTAGGGCGTGTTCACATCCTCATTGAAGATCTCGGGGTACGCCGTCTTCATCGCGGGATCCGCCACGAAGTCCCAGGTCTTGAGATTATAGTCCTCACACACGTCCTCGCCGTCCCCGCTCTCGCTCGGCTTCGTGCTCCCAAAGCCCCGCGAGCTGACGCCGATCTCCACCCCGTGGCGGATCAGCGCCGCGAGCGTGCGGCCGTTCGGCGTATCGAGGATCTCAGCCGCCCCCAGCACGCGCCCATCGTCGGCGATGGATGCCTCGGTGATTAGGGCCGCCGCGCGCTGTAACATCGTCTTGCCATCGCTATTGCCCGTCCAGAACGCCTTACCCGCACGCTCCATGTAGAAGTTTCCGTGCATCACCGTCAGGCAGTAAATGTTGCCTTCGTGGTGGACCTCCTCGATGCCGAGGAAGCGCGGATCCAACCAGATATTCTCCGAGTTACTCAAGTGCAACTGGTACAGCGGCACCTTATTCTCGGCCTTGATCGTGTGCCCGGCGTACTCATAGTCCTTGTCCGGATCGATCCGCGACAGTGTCCCGGCCCCGCCATAGCGCACCGTGCACTCGTGTAGGTCACGAATGAGGCGCTCGGAGACGGAAAAGACGTCCTTGCGCGAATAGGTCGCGTTCGACTCGCGAAGCGCCGTGGCCCACGCCTGTTTGTGCGTGATGCCTTGCTCCTCTAGCGCCGCGTCCTTCTTGTGCGCATTGACCATGCGCCCGTCGCCGATGCCGAACCAGAAGACCAGCTCACGCAGGGCGTCTGGCCCCAGAGCCTTGACGCCCTCGGGGATGTACCGTTCATAAGCGTTGCCAAGCCCCTTAAGATAAGTGTGAAAGCGCTTGTCCGTCATACGGAAACCCTTCTCATACTCATCCCAGCGCAACTCGCTCGGGAACTTGTCCAGAATCTCGGCCTTCACGTACTCGCGCACCCACGGCGTCGTCAGGCTAATCACCACGCCATAACGACCGTTGTCCTCCGGCGTGCAGAACCCCTCAGCAAGGTAGATACCCATGAAGGCCGAGAACAAGTTGGCATCCATGCGCACGGGCTGCGTCACGTCGTTGTGGAAGCGGTTCCCGCCCTCTACGCTCGGGATGACGACCTCGGTCGGGGCCTCGACGCTATCCCACCGCGCCGTCTTCGGCACAGCATACTTTGCATACTTTCCGGGATCATCGGCAATCTCAGCAATCGTCGCGTAGTGTTCCTTGTCAGGATTCCCCTTGCGGGGCTTCTGCTGCAGCAAGAAACGATGCGCCGGAGTGAAAGTCGCATCAATCGATCGCCCCTGTACGTGGTAGGCAGGACCGCTATACGGCTGGTCCACGATGCCATCGACCGTCGAGAGCACCGCCTGGCCATCAATACGCGACCATACGCGATCGCCCACTGCCACATCGCGGAAGGCCTTCCATCCGCTGGCCGTAAGTACGCGGAAGTCATCCGAGGTCAAGCAGGGGTGGTCCAGCTCACTGAGCACGCGCCGCCGCTTGATGTCCTCCTGGAGCTTCTTGACCTCGCGCTCATAGATCGCACGGGAATAGCGCCGGCCATTCTGCGTCGGGGTGTCGTAGCGCCCAAACTCGCCGCGGGCCACGAGCTTACCCGTGCCCTTGTCCTCGATCAGGGTGAACGTCGTGGTGATCGTCTCAGTCAGCAGCTTGCCGCTCATCGCGTCCCCTTCTTCAGCCCGGCCTCGCGCCGGAGCGCCATCCGTACCACCTGCCCGAACCGCACTCGCCGGCTGGTCTTACGCGGCCCGCGGTCGGTCAAGCGAAGGGCACGGTCAGCGGGCCGCACTCCCATGAGCGCCATCCGCTGACCGGCCGTCCGTCCCTTCCACTGCGGGCCCTCTAACAGGCCAGCCCGCGTCAGTTTCCCGACTCGTCCTCGTCGTCCTCGCCGTCCTCGTCGCCGAGGTAGTCGAAGTCGATCTCGCCGTCCTCGATCGACTCCATGATGCGCGTCACGAGGTTAAAGCACGGGGCCAACGTGGCCACGAACTCGTCCTCGTTCAGGGCGTCCTCGACCAGGGTGCCCGCGTTGGCGCGATCGATCACGGGGATCAGGGCCTCTTCGAGCACGGCGTCGACCTCGGGGGAGGCATACATCTCGCTCATGAGGGTGAAGATGTTGTTCAGGCGCTCGACGATCTCTGCCCGGCTGCCGGCCTGCACGCGGCTCTCGTGGAGCACGCTGCGGAGGTCGTTCGCGATCTCGCTGTCGGCCGAGGCCCCGAGGCTGCCGAAGCCGCGAACGGGCCCGCGCTTGCCGGCGCCTAGGAGCTTGCGGATCGGCTTGGCTGCGATCTTGTCCGTCTTGGAGCCCATCTTCGCCGCGCGGAGCTTCTGCACGCGCTTGAACCACCCCTTCGCCTGCATCTTCTTGCTCGCGCGCTTGATCAGGCTCTTGTGCGTGCGGCGGTACTTCTTCGCCATGAGGCGAGCCTTGCGCCCCGCCGTGCCTGTCTGGCGGTGCTTCGTGACCATCTTGCCGCTCTTCGCCCCGAAGGTGCGGAAGGCCATGCCCTCTGCGAGTTGGCCCTTGGTCCGCAGCAGCATCTCGACGACCTCTTGTGCCCGCGCGGCCAGCGCGGCGTCGCCCTCAGGCAGATCCTTCTTGCCCAGCTCCTCGAGGAGGGCGTCGATGTCCCCGGCGTCCATGTTCTCGAAGGGGAGGGCCGCGATCCGGTTGAATAGCTCGCGCGTCACCACGGGGCCTTCGATCGGGTCGTCGCTCTCGGTCTGCTGCATGCCGCTCACCGCGATGGTGTCGAGGCGCTTCACGCCGCCGCCCACCACGCTGTCCTCGGTGAGGACGTTCATCCCCGCGAGGGTGCGTTGGTCCTCGACCATCGTCGAGAGCCCCAGAGCCTGCATGTCCTGCTCGAACGTGCTGTCAATGATCCGCTGTGCCATCGTTGTCGTCTCCTCGTTCGTTGGGGTCGCGGCCCCGCCCTGCGAGGTAGCCCGCGACGATCACCATGTGCCTGGCCCGCTCCGCGCACGTCCCATGCGCCCTTGCCATCCGCGCGACATCCCGGGGGACGTCCTCCAGCATCAACCGTTCGGCACGTGTGAGCGCGGCCACCATGGCCTCCGCCTCGCCGATCAACGAACTCCTGATGGCGTCCAGGTCCGCTTCGCCCCTATCAAATCGCACGGATCGGCCCTCGTCAAGAATTTGGGCATACGCCCCCTTGAGCGCCTCGACCGCCACCCGCAATTCCCCCACCGGGATCCCCACGTCGGGGCGCCCCGCGAAGGCCTCGGGATCAGGCACGCGCGCCTCGCGCGCCCGCACCTCGCCCCACATGCGCCGGCGGATGCGCTCCGCGTCCGCGAGGTACCAGTGCTGCCACGCCGCATCCTGCGCGGCCTCGATCTCCGCCACCACATCCACGAGCCAGTAGCGCTCCCCCGCCTCGACCAGATGGGCGAGGTTGCGTATGCGCGTACGCGACTCGGCCCCCGCGCACCGCCCCTCCGCGACGTCCCGCACGAGGGCCCGCACCTGCCCCGCCACGTAGCGCGGGATCTCGGCCTCGCCCAACGCCGCCACCGCGTAGGGCCCGTGCCCCCGCAAGGCCACCACGCCGCTCGCGCAGTCGTAGTCCACGCGCGCGAACCGCTCCTCGTCGTCGACGACCACCGCACGGTCCGCCCACGTCGCGACGGCCCGCACGGGGCGCCGCAGCGCCGCGCTCGCCGCCCGCTCGATCTGATCGATCAGCGCCTCGTAGCTCCCCGCCCGCATCTCCGCGAGCTGCGCCTCGGTGATGTACATGCGCTTAGTCCTTCCGCCCATAGCCGGCATAACTGGCCGCCCGCCGATCCCGGCGCGCCTGTCGCTCCTGTCGCTCCATCGCCCGGTCGATCCCCTCGACCCGCGCCGCCATGCGCTCTGTGAGCCGCGTCACGCGCCCATGCTCGTTCAGCAAGCGATCCAGCCGCGCCTTCATCGCCCCCTCGCCATCCAGCGCGGGCCGCCAATCCTCGACGCCCTCGGGGACCCCCGCCTCAGCCGCCCCCCCCTCCGGCGGGAGCCCGCCCTCCGCGCCCATCGGCCCCATCACGGTCTCCGGGTACTCCCGGATGATCTCCGCCTGCGTCGCCGCATCGCCCTTCATGGCCCCGCGCTTGTCCTTGCGCGCCTCGTCCGTCACGTAGATGGCCTCGTCCTGGGAGAAGCCAAACACGTGCTGGAGGATCCAGGGCTGCGGCACCAGCTCGCCAAGGCCCTGCGCGAGCTGCGCCTGCTGCAACCGCACCTCCAGCTGCGCCAGCTCGAAGATATACGAGGGCACCGTCATGTGGAGGTCGAAGGCCACCGCATCGGGGTCGATCCCCAGCGCCGCTAGGTGGACCCGGCAGACCTGCTTCATGCCGTTGCGCACCTCGCGCTGCACCCGCATGGCCGCCCGCGCAAACCGCACGTCATCCCCGCTCGCGATGCGCCCGGTGGTCTCCTCCATCCCGAGGAGACGCTTGGGGGTCTGCGCCGCGGCGAGCACCTTGTTGCGGAAGTACTCCAGAATGTCGAGGTCCTGGTTGTCCACACCCTGCAGCACGTCGACGCGCGTGCTGTCCTTGCCCCCGCGCGTCGGTAACCACAGATCTTCCAGATTGGAGTTGCACACGAAGATCCCCGCACTGAGTCCGAAGGTGTGAGCCCCCTCAACGGTCAGCGTGTAGGTATCCTCGCGTTCCGCAATCCGATCTACAGCCACAACCTTGTGGTTATGCGCAATGGCCGACTGCCGGAAAGCCGTGAAGCTATCAAATCCGTGCTGCCGATAAGCGCGCAGCATTGAATGTCGGCAAACATTGGTCACCGGCTGAAAGCTGGCACCGTTCACCTCGGCCATGAGCTGTGGCGTCGTCTTAACAAACTGCGCCACCACATCCGCGCTAGCCGTTGGATGCTCCCCTAAGAACAATGCCACTTCAGCCATGAACAATGAGCTGTACTGGATCGTGCGAAGTTTGATCACCCGCTGCTTGTTCTGCTCATCTCCCCAATAGGATCGCGCCGCCTCACTGCGAATCGCGTTGTCCTGTTTGTGCTTCTCCGAGACATTGTATGCACGTAAGTACTGACCACTGTCACGCAGACGATTGCTCTCGCTTACTCCCTTGGAAATACGCGCGCGCACCTCGGGTCTACGCCCCTCATCGACCATTAACCTCGCCGCATGCTGCTGCTGCTCGCGCATGCGCTGATCAAAGATCGGATCATCGGCACGCTTGCGCTTGATGGCCGTGTTCCCATCTTCCCCCCGCGCCGCATGCCAGGCTAT